CCGGGGAACTTCGGCGGGCTGTACCGCGTGTGGCGCGACGGGAAGGTCACGGGGAAATACCGGTGGAAGGGCAGCAAGATCGTGATCCCCGAGCGGGACACGGCCGGGACGATCGAGGTGGAGTACTTCAAGATCCCGGAGACGATCAACGCGGAGACGACCGACGACACGGAATTCGAGGTGGCGGAGGACGCCGCGCAGGCCATGCCGTTTTTCGTGGCGGCGCAGCACCTGTTCCCGGACTTGGTGGTGGACTACTCGGCCTATATGAACCAGTTCGAGCGGATGCTGCAATCTCTGGACACGCGCATTCCGGGCAGCGCAAGCGGCGGCGGTGTGACAAACAGCTTTTACAGGGGGGCTTAACCAATGGCGAGCAGGAGCGGAGTCGATATCAAGACAACGATTTACAACACGTTCAAGGGCGTGGACTTTTCCACGGACCCGTGCCTGGTCGACCGGCGGCGAAGCCCCCTTTGCACCAACATGGTTGCAGATTCCGGTGGGATGCCGGAGAAACGCTGCGGCTGGCGCACGCTGCACAAAGTGGGCGGCGGAGCCGTGCACGGAATGTGGACGGCGCGGTTCGGCGAGGCGCAGAAATCGGTCGCCCACATCGGGACAAAATTGTACAGCTGGGACGACACGGCCGCAGAGCCGGTACAGCTGATGACCGGGCTCCACGACGGGAGAAGCCAGGGCGTGCTGCTGGGCGGCAAGCTGTGGATCGTGACCGGCGGGGAGCTGCTGCGCTACGACGGCACGACGGTAACGGACATCACGGCGAGCGACGACGTGTATATCCCGGTGACGGTGATCGCCCGCAAGCCGGCAGGCGGCGGCGAGCCGTATGAGGACATCAACCTGCTGGGCAGATACCGGGAAAATCGGTTCCTGGCTGACGGGACGAGCACGGTGTACCAGCTTGACGACGTGATCGACGCCGAGGGCGACGTGCGTGTGTGGGTCAACGGCGTGGAGATCACGAGCGGCTGGACGGCAGATCGGACGGCCGGAACCGTGACTTTCGCAGCGGCGCCGGAAGCGCCGGCGGCCGGCAAGGAGGACAATGTCCGCATCCAGTACCCGCACACCGTGAGCGGCTATGCCGACAGGATCGGGAAATGCACGATCATCACGGCATACGGCATCAACGCGACGAACCGCATCGTGCTGTCCGGAAACCCGGAGCACCCGAACCTGGACTGGACGAGCGCTGTGAACGACCCGACGTATATCCCCGATTTGAGTTACAGCGCCGTCGGGCTCGAGGGCGTGGCAATCATGGGCTATTGCCGGATCGGCGAATATCTCGGCATCGTAAAAGAAGAGAACGCACAGGACAGCAGCGTGTGGATCCGTAAGGGGACGCTCGACAGCGACGGCAAGGCGGTGTTTACCGTGCAGGCGGCGCTGGCAGGCGTCGGCGCGGTGAGCACGGGGTGCTTTGCCAACCTGCTCGATGAGCCAATGTTTGTGAGCGGGACGGGGATCTATGCGCTGGTGAGCAGCAGCTACGCCTCCGGGCGCGTGACGCAAAATCGGAGCTGGTACCTCAACGCGATGCTGACGGAGGAGCGGGGGATCGCAGACTGCGCGGCCGTGCAGTGGAACGGCATGTTTCTGCTGGCCGTTGGCGGCGGCGTGGTATATGTGCTCGACGGCCGGCAAGAGCGCAGCTACCGCCGGGCGAGCAACAGCGACTACATCTACGAGGGGTACTACTGGGACGGTATTCCGGCCGTGTGCTGGATGGTGCGCAAGGACGGAGCGGACGAGCACCTGTATTTCGGGACAGATGATGGACGGATCTGCAGGTTCTCGAGTGACTGGGACGATATGCGCCGTTTTTCTGATGACGGGAAGGCGATTGAGGCGATCTGGGCAACGCGCGTGGATGATGACGGAGACGCAACGGTGCTCAAGACGATGATCAAGCGCGGTGCGAGCGTGACGATCAAGCCGCACCAGAAGACCAGCGCAACGGTATACGTCGTCAAGGACGAGGACGCCGAGAAGCTGGTGGCGTCCGGATATCGGTCGATCTTCAACTGGGGCGATATCGACTTTACGGATTTCACGTTCGAGACATACGACGGGCCGACGGACATCATGCTCAACACGAAGGTGAAAAAGTACAAGCGGCTGCAGATCATCGTGGTGAACCGCGAAAACGAGCAGGGGTTCGGCGTGTTCGCAATTACGAAGCACTATGTGGCCGGAAACTTTGCGAAGCGATAAGGAGCGGATATGCTGAAACGGAAGAAAGACAGGGAGCGGCCGGCAGTGACCGGCTATGACTATTCTGACCGGGAGCACAGGGAGCAGACCATTCAGGCGCTGTTCGGCAAGGCGCAGAGCGCGCGCAGGGCGGCCGAGCGGGACTGGGAGCGCTACAACGACTACTACAACTTCATCCACGACATCACAGGCGAGACGCAGGAGGCATATGCCGATGCGGAGATGCCGTTTGCACCGTCGGTGATGCCGGATGCGTTCATTCACGTGGAAAGCCAGATCTGCGCGACGGTGCCGGAGCCGGAGTTTCGCGGGCGTGACGACGGCATGGACCCGCAGAAGGCGAAGGAGCGTGAATACGCGGCGCGGTTCGTGTGCGACAACAACCGGCTGAAGGACAAAAACACGGCGAACGAGCGCAGGCTGATCAAGCTGGGGGACGCGTTCTGGAAAGTGTTCTGGGATCCGACGATGATGACTGGCGTCAACGAGGGCGACATCCGCGTGGATGATGTGCCAGTCGAGAGCGTTTATCCTGACCCGGCGGCGAGAGAACGCGGCCTGCAGGCGGGGCAGTATGTGTTTCACCTGTATCGGATGCACAAGGTTGTGTTTGTGCAGCAGTACGGCAAGGCGATCGAGGAGATGGGCATGGAGCCGGAACACATCCTGTCAAACGACTATGCGCAGGATCTGAACCTGTTCGACCTGTCGACCTCCATCAACGAGGACGACGACACGGTGACGGTGCTCGAGCACTGGTTCAAGCAGCCGAAGGAGACGGAGGAAAACGGTGTGCGCGTGCCGGCGGGGGCGGTCGCCTGTTCCATCATTGTGGGTGGTCACGAAGTGAAGTACATCCCGAACTATTGGGAGAACACCTGCCGGCAGAACCACCTGTTCCCGTTCGTGCACTACTGGCGTATCCGGGACGAGAACCAGTTTTACAACAAGTCGGAGCTGTTTGCAATCATGGATCTGATCGACATGGGCGACCGGAAACTCGCCATGGCGCAGCTCAATGACGCGATGATGTCCAACGACGTGATCGTGCGCGAGGAAAACGCGCTGGCTGATGGGGCGGAGCTGGACAACCGTCCGGGCGGCGAGATCGTCGTGCGCGATGGGCGGCTGAGCGGCGTGCAGCGGCTCGGCGGACTGCAGCCGCTGCGCAACGCGGCGGACAGCGTAGCATGGATCACGGAGCAGATCCAGCGCACGAACCGAAACTTTGACAGCAGCCAGGGCAAGGAGACGACGCGGCAGACGACGGCTACAGCGCTGGCCATGCTGCGCTCGGACGCGGAAGAGCAGGCCAACATTAAGACCGCGGACCGAACGGCAGGATTCGAGCGGCTGTACGAGCTGATCGACTGGAGTGTACAGGAGTTTTACGATACGACGCGCCACATCTATATTGGCTCGAAGAAAAAAGACGAGCCAGACGTGAGCTTTGACTATCTGTCCGGGAACTACACGGAGACGATGCCGGCAATCGTGGACAGCGTGAGCGGGCAGATCGTGCGCGAAGAGTATGACTACTGGCCGCGCGTGGACGTGATCGTTTCGGCAGGCGACGGAATCGTGCACAGCAAGCAGGCGACACTTAAGGCGTTGGAAGGGCTGGCGGCCATGAATGTGACCGCGCAGAACTACAAGGTGCTGGCGGCGGAGCTGGAGGTGCTGGACATCCCGCAGAAGCAGGAGATCATCGACGGCTGGCGCCAGCAGTTTGAAACGCCACGGCAGGCAGCAACAGATGGCGGACTCACGCAGACGGGTGGCCTTGTGCCGGAGAGCTACCTGCCGCCGCAGGACGAAGGGGGCGTGATGACGTGACGTGCAAAACGTGCGGCATTGAAATGATGCTGCTGCGCAGGGGCGAAGACGGCGCGGCGGTTTATGTATGCAGGAATGCGGCCTGCCCGGAGAAAGGGCGGGAGAAGAAGGAGGACGCAAATGGCATTTACAATTCCTGATGATGTGCTCGGCACGATCTCGAAGCTGAGCAATTACCCGAACCGCATCGAGCGGCTGAAGGCCGCGGCGCTCAAAGCGCAGTTTGACGCGGACGCAAAAACAGTGATGGGAGCACTCAAGAGATTGATTCAGGAGCTTGGGCTTGCGACGGCGGCAAGAAACGTCGGCTTTGAAAAGACGACCGCGGTCAACGCTGATAACGTGCAGGATGCGATCGAGAACGTGCAGAGCCAGATCGCTGGCGTGTCGCAGGGCGGCATCGCGGACGGAGCAGTCACGGCGGCAAAGATTGCAGACGGAGCAGTCGGCACGGCCGCAATCGCGGACGACGCAATCACGACGGACAAGCTGGCAATGAGCGCGGTAGAAACCGACGCGATCAAGTGGGGCGCTGTGGATACGTACCGCCTGAAAGACGGGGCCGTCACGGAGGCAAAACTTTCGAATGGGGCCGTGACGAAAAGCAAGATTGGCTACTACGCGGTCGAAGAGCGCCACATCAAAGACAACGCCGTGACTGGGGACAAGATCGCACACCACACGATTGGAAGCAGCAATATCGGGGAGCGCTCGATTGTGACGAGTGCGCTGGTCGACAAGGCAGTTACGACGGAAAAGATCGCGACCGGAGCTGTGACCGGCGAGAAGGTGTCTTACAAGGCGCTGGTGACAAACGCAGTCATCTCGACCGAAGTGATCTCCAGCGGCAAGGTGTGCAGTGTGAGTACCGCTGTGTTCCGGCATATGCGTGCGATCGGAATGATGTTCTGCTCGCTTTACATGACCGGACTTGCGGAAGCAGACGTCGGGCACGACATCGTGGTCGGGTTTTCCGGCGGTGAAGCCTATCAGCGGCCGGGAACGGATGCAGGGGCGGACGGAATGCTGCGAGATCCTGCGGCGTCTGTGCTGACGGCGCGGATCGTATACAAAGACGTACAGGGCTGGGACGTGTGGGTGGACAGCCCGAGCGTCCGCTTTAACTCCGGCGGGCAGCTTGTGGTGCCGATCCCGGAAGGTGTGCGGGCGTCCGGTAACTGCAAGATCTACGTGTCCGGCTGGTACATGGCGTGAGGTGAAAAGCAATGGCAGTTGTAATCAAACAGGGTGACGCTTACGGCATCCCGCTGGAGATCCAGCTCAACGGTGCGGCGTTGCACGCGGATGACGTGGAGCAGGTGGAGGTCTATGTCGGGGACACAATTCGCAAGCTGTACCCGGGTCAGATCACCTACAACGACGCGCTTGGCAGCTTCATCGTGCCGGTAACGCAGGAAGAGACGTTCGAGCTGCCGGAGGGGGAGACCATCCGCGTAGACGTGCGTGTGCAGTTTCCGGGCGGCATGGTGATAGGCGTGATCGACGAGCTGAAAGCAAAGGTCGCGGATGCCATCAGCGAAGAGGTGCTGTAAATGCCCGCGGTCGTACCGGCGAACGGCCGGTTCTCGCTGACGGTACGCCTCGGCGGTATCCTGCTGCAAGGACCACCGGGGCCGCCCGGCGTCGGTGTGCCCCCCGGCGGAACGACCGGGCAGACGCTGACAAAGCTGTCAGATAGTGATTATGACGCGGGCTGGCGCACGCCGGTAGGTGGCGGCGGAAGCGGCGGAGGCACAGTGCAGAGCGTCAACCGTGTGCTGCCGGATGGCGCCGGGAACGTGCAGTTGACGCCGGAAAACGTCGGAGCGGTGGACGAGGATGAAGAGCTGACGATCCTCGAAATCGTGGACATGTGGAATAACGCTTAGTAGGGGGAGAACTATGGCGACGAAATACGCAGGGCAGAATGCCCTGAACAAATTGATGCAGTTGGTGAAGACGGCGCTCAACAACAAGGCAGACAAGACGAACGCGACGACGAGCGCGGCGGGCTTGATGTCCGCTGCGGATAAGACGAAGCTCGACGGGACTGCCGCAGATACAGTCCGGTATGGAGCAGCGCAGACGCTTACTGAGGGGCAGAAATCTCGAGCGCGAGACAATATCGACGCTCCACGTGCGATCGGGCCAATCCTTACCTCGCCGGTTATGATTCGCAAGGAGGGGGAAACCGGCTCGGCCGGTGTGTATCTGAGCACGATTGGCACTGGGGAAAAAACCGCAGAAATCAAATTCGAGGATGTCAACGAAAACTCGCCAGTAGCGATTGCAAATCTTCGCACCCCGACGGGTGCTGGCACGGACGACTATGCGGCGACAAAGGGCTACGTGGACAGCAAGGTTGCGGCCGGTGGCGTGACAGTAGACACGGAGCTGTCCGATACCAGCGTCAATCCGGTGCAGAACAAGACAATTAAGGCGGCATTGGACGGAAAGGCAGGGACGGCGGCAGCAACACAGTCCGCTGATGGGCTGCTGTCGGCGGCGGATAAAAAGAAACTGGACAGCATCGCCCCGGGCGCAACCAAAGTGACGGTGGACGCGGCAATGTCTGACACCAGCGAAAATCCTGTACAGAACAAAGCAATCCTTAGCGTCCTGAATAAGAAAGCTGCTGCGTCTGATCTTGCGTTGAAAGCGGATAAGGCGAACCCAAACTTCACCGGATCTATTCGATTGCAAGGGGAAAGTGGGGAGGATTTCCACGTTACCGCCGCCGTGCGCCCATTCGACGACACGAACATTTCTCTGAATTTTGAACCGGAATCCCCTAATTCCAGTTATGCGGGCGTGGTTATTGACTGTCTGGCGACCGTAGAGGCTGACCTCAACGGTTGGCCGCAAGTAGCGGTGAACCAAGAAATGATGGAGAGGTACGTGGGCAAGAAAGTGTCTGGCCTGCAGACGGCTTCGCAGGTGCAGGACGCGATCAAAAGCGCGGTATCTGGTGTGTACACACCGAAGGGGTCGATCGCTTTCGCGTCCCTGCCGACGGCCGCGGCCGGAAACAAGGGCTGGGTGTACAACGTCACCGATGCCTTCACGACTACGGCGGCGTTTGTCGAGGGCGCGGGGCACAGCTACGGAGCTGGGACAAACGTTGTGTGCGTGGACGTCGGCAGCGGCAGCTACAAGTGGGACGTGCTCGCGGGCACGATCGACCTGACGGAGCTGACTGCGGACGAGGTGCAGACGCTCTGGAATTCCATCTGATGGGGGGCTAACTTATGCAGACAAGCGGGAGTACAGCGATTAAAAAGCTAATCCAGCTCGTTAAGGCGTCGCTGTCCGGCAAGATGGACAAGTCTGGTGGCACGTTTACCGGCAACGTCTACGGAAAGTATTTTTGCGGTACATGGCTACAGTCCACTGCCGCTAGCAATCTTGGGCGCACACCGGATAAGATCGCTGTGTTGGACGGCAGCGGCTGGGTGTACTACCGCACGCCGTCCGAACTGGTTGCCGATCTTGGGATTGCCAACGCAATCAAATCCTATGTTGATACCGCGATCATAGCGGCAATTAACAGCAGCTATTAAGGTGGTGAAACGATATGCCTACTAATGTGACACTTACAAATCAAGTAGCGAATAGCGGGAAAGGTTGGTTTCCGGCCACGCGCGGAAACTGCTCGTGGCAGTTGTCGAGCATTACGCCTGGCGACGGGGCCGCGTCCAGCATCAAGATCATCCCTTCCGGCGCTGGAGAATGTACGCTGACATCCGCAGCGCACAATCTGGTCGCTTCGCATAAATACTATGTCACATTTAAGATCCGATTTGAGGCTGCGGTCACGGGAACCTGCGACTGGTACTGGCCAGTTGCCGAGCCTTGTGCAGCGCAAAACATGGCCGTCAACGCTGCTGCTGGCGCGTGGACGCGCTTGTCGGCCGTGTTTGATCGCACCAGCTTTGCTGACGGGTCATATCCGTGCCGCTTTGACTACAACAACAACGACGGCGGAAACAAGACGTTTTGGTTCACGTCCTGCATGTTGATCGATCTGACTGCGGCGTTCGGCGCTGGTTTGGAGCCGAGCAAGGAGTGGCTGGATAAGCATATCACGGCGTTTTCGGACGCACCGACGGTGCAGTACGTCGATAATCTCAGCGAGCTTTTTAAGGGCATTGCCGATGCGATCCGAGCGAAAAGCGGCCAGACGGGAGAGATCATGGCCTGTGACTTCGCAGACCGCATCCGCGCGCTGTGACGGAGGTACGACATGAGTATCAACGTCGTGGAGGCTTTTGCCACCAAAAACAGGTGCTATCAGGCGGCGGAAAAGCGCACAACAATATGCCGCCGTACTTGTATGTACGTGTGGAAGCGGACGGCATAAGAGAGGAGGGGCGGCATGGATAATATCATGACGGTGCGGCTGCACGAGGTCGGAAAGGTCTCTGCCGCTGTGAAAGAACCGGAAAAGCTCGCCGTGGCTTTGGGCGAGGCGGTCGTTGTGGAAAAGGGCAATGCCGACTACTACGACGCAACGGCCACGGCGGGCGACATCCTGGCGGGCCTGACGGCGTATGTGGCGGGGGGAAAGGTCACCGGTACGCTGAAAATGGCCCAGGGCACTGTAACGCTGAGCAAGACGGTAACAAACGCCGTATACGAGACCGTCACCCACAATCTGGGCACAGTGCCGTCATTGATCTTCCTGCGGGTGGAGAACACCCCCACCTTTGACAGCACGGCCACCTATAACGTGGTGTGCGGATATGCAGTCAACTTTGCCTCCGGTCTGGTGTCGGGGGTGCGGGCTAACAAATCAGCTGCCCAGTGCATCAACTCCAGCGGCGGCGGAGCGGGCGACACCACCGCAGCGGCGGCAACCACCTGCGTGGCGGACCAGATCACCGCCAACTCCTTCCGCCTGCGGACAAACGGCTCCTCCCGGTGCTGGGCCAACGGGTCACAGATCAGGTGGATCGCGTTAGCGATGTGAGGCGCAGATACAGGCCGCTGCGGTATGGCGGAAAGCAAACGGCCTGTGGGCAAAATCGGACAAGACCGCAATCGAGGCGGGAAAAATTATCGACTCATTCAGCGGTGAATGAGGTGAATGAGGTGAATATTGTGAATGTTATTGAGGCGTTTGTGACGCAAAACCCACTGTATCAGCAGTATACAAGAATCCAGGTGCGCAAGCTGGTGCTGCACAGCGTGGGCTGTCCGCAGCCGAGTGCCGCCGTGTTTGCGCGGCAGTGGCAGACGGCGCGGTATTTTGCACACGCCGTGCTGCAGGCGGACGGCACGGTGTATCAGACGATGCCGTGGGACTACCTTTGCCACCATGTCGGCGCGGCGAACGCATACAGCATCGGTGTGGAAATGACCGAGCCGGACTGCATCCGCTATATCGGCGGCGCGACATTTGTGTGCTCCGACTGGGCGCGTGCAATCGCGCAGGTGACTGGCACGTACAACACAGCGGTCGCGCTGTTCGCGTGGCTTTGCCAGCAGTTTGGGCTTGACCCAGCCGGCGACATCATCTCGCACGCGGAGGCGAGCGCGATGGGCATTGGCACGGATCACGCCGATCCGGAGCACCTGTGGCGGCAGCTCGGCAGGGGCTACACGATGGACGGGTTTCGGAGGGATGTCTATGAAGAGATGCACAAAAACACCGATGAGGAGGACGAGGAAAACATGGTTAGGTACAACAAGATCGAAGAAATCCCGAGTTGGGCGCAGGACACGGTGCGTGCGCTGGTAGACGCGGGCGCGCTCGGTGGCGTGGGCGGCGGCAATCTGGATCTGTCCATGGATATGATCCGTGGCCTTGTGGTCGGCGCCAAGTACGCAGCGGCACGCAACCCCCGGTACGAGACGATCAAGGACATGCCCGGCTGGGCGCAGGCGGGCGTGCAGCGTCTGGTGGATCGCGGCGCACTGGCCGGTACTGGCGGCGGAAAGCTGGATCTGTCACTGGATATGCTGCGCACGATGCTCGTGTGCCAGCGCATGGTCGATGAAAAGTAAAGGAGGAATACATATGAATGCACCTAGTAAAGCAATGGAACTGAAAGCGGCTATCTCGGCCGTACTGGCCGGCATGACGGCTTTCTGGGGGTGGACAGGCTGGCTCGTGGTGATCTGGCTGACCGCAATGATCCTGGACTACGCGACCGGATCGTGGGCCG